TTTATCAATATGTTACGAGTGGTGCTTCAGGATCTTCTGCTCCTCCATACCCCCAAGCAACACAAAACAATTACAACAACTATCCTCCAAGCACACCTTTTGCAGACGGTACGGCTACCTTGCAATATGTCGGTAATGCGGAGAATATTTCGTATGCAGCGTTAACTAATTTAGTCGGATCTAGCCCACTTACGCCTAGTTCTGGCAACACGATTTTAGATATTATCAATATCAATCTGTACTGGGGAAACACCCGTGTACCGCTTGATTATTTACCCTGGTCAGATTTCAACGCTAGATTGCGTTTTTGGCAAAACTACATCGGCAGACCATTGTGCTTTAGCATTTATGGTCAAGGACAGATTTACATAGGACCAGTACCCGATCAGGTGTACCAATTAGAGATTGATTGCGTGGTATTGCCTAATCCGTTGTCATTAGCTGCATCTACTACGACAGATACCATCACCGATCCTTACTTTACCCCTGTGCAGTTCTATGCTGCCTACCTTGCTAAGTATTACGAGCAGAGTTTTGGTGAAGCAGAGATCTTCAAGCAGGAATATCAAAAACACGCTCAATCAGTACTCAATACGGTATTTACCCGTAGAGTGCCTAGCGTTTACTCAAGTCCATATTAAGACATGGCTGCTGCGGAACAGAAAAAATCGTACCAAGTTGTTAAGCAATTTAAAGGGCTTAACACTAAAGCTAACCGCACAGCTATTGATGAAACTGAGTTTTCTTGGATTGAGAACATTCAGCCAATTGGCTACGCTAACGCCAAGATTGTTTCTAACAGCAATCCTGTACAAATTGCTAACGCTACAGTTACTTTTTCTAATACGGTCACTTATTTGACTTCCATGAACATAGGCTTAAATGACTATGTGATTGCTTTTCAATCGGATGGATCTGCTCAGTATTACCGTATTCAAGACAATACTTTTGGCAATGTGGCATCTGCTGGCACTTTTAGCGGATCAGGGGTAAACGCTACTCAATGGTACAACGACAGAATGTTAGTTATTGATGCCAACAAAGGGATGTTTTCATGGGATGGAAATAACACTGTCACAATCGGTGCAGTTGGCGTTATTGCGATTACCAACCCAGGATCAGGCTACACTTCTGCACCAAATGTGGTGATTTCAGGTCCAGATCAAACTGGCGGTGTACAGGCTAACGCTACAGCTTCTTTGGTATCTGGCGGTTCTAATGTGGGATCAGTTAGCCTTGTAGTCGGTGGTACAGGCTATACCAACGCTGCAAACTTGACCGTAACCCTTTCTGGTGGTGGTGGCAATGGTGCTACAGCGATTGCTGGCATCCAAACTTTTGCTACTGGCACTGTCACAATTAGCGTAATTGATGGTGGCGCAGGGTACATCAATGCTTCCAATACCGTAGTGTCCATTACAGGAGGTGGTGGTACGGGAGCTGCGGGAACTGCCATTATTTCAGGCAATACCGTAACTCAAGTGGTAATGACAAACCCTGGTACTGGATACACCAATACTGCCAATTTAGTGGTCAGTATTTCAGGTGGCGGTGCAACAACTGCTGCTAAGCTCTCAGGTGTAGTAAACACTCAAACCAATAACGCAATAGCGACCTTCTCAGGGCGTGTTTGGGTGGCAACAGGGCGAACTGTCACCTACTCTGCTGCGGGTGAATATAGCGACTTTACAAGCGTTTCAGCGGGTGCTGTGACACTAACTGACAGTACGCTACACGGAAACATCATCCAACTGCTATCCGCTAACAACTTTTTGTACATTTTTGGCGATGATTCCATCAATGTATTCTCCGATGTAGTTGTTAATTCATCAGGGATAACCCTATTTACCAACACCAATGTGAGCGCATCCGTTGGTTCTAAGCGCCCAGATGCCATTTTCCCGTATTTCCGTTCAGTTTTATTTATGAATGACTACGGTGTTTATGCGTTAGTTGGTTCTACCACTTCCAAGATCTCAGATGCTTTGGATGGTATTTTCCCTAATATTGACTTTTCTAGTCCTGTTTACGCTGGACAAGTACTGATTAACAATATTTTGTGCGCTGCATTTAACTTTAGATATTACGATGCTCAGTTCACACAAAGCTATCGTTATGTGCAAGCCGTCTTTTTTGAGAAAAAATGGTTTATTACTAGCCAAGGAAACGACCTTGCTTACATCACTTATGTGCCTGTAGGTGGAAAACTGACGCTATTTGGCACAAGAACTAATGCTTTGTATCAGTTATATGCTAACAGTACTAGCTCGATTAGTAGCATTATACAAACTGCATTGATGCCGATGGGTGATCCTATCCGTACCAAGCAAGCAACAAAGGCAGCTATTGAAGCAACAAGCAGTAATACCGCAGTAACTTTAACCGCATCCATTGATACGGAATCGGTGTCTGAACCATTAAACAATTTGTCCAGTTTGATTTCTTGGACTAACAATAATTTTGTAGTAATTTCTTGGATTAACAACGCAAGTGCTGTTGTAGGTTGGGATGCCAGTGGCTACCAACTGTTTAAGTCAGATGCTTCAAACTATGGAAAATACCTTGGACTTACAGTAACATCCAATAGTGCTGATTTTATCTACAACGGTTTTGAATTTGAACATGAATTGAGAGTGAGGTTCTAACATGGGTGTACCCTATACATTCGCAACGGCAACAACTTCGATACCGTTATCGCAACTGGATGCCAACTTTAATACCCAAGTCACTATCGGTACTAGCACCGTAGGATTAGGGAATACCACTACAACTTTAGCGGGTTTGGCTAATGTCAGCACTACATTGTTAGTAGCTACTACAGCAAATGTGACAACGCAGAATGTTACTACTTCAAATTTAACAAATCTCACAGTCACCAATGACGCTTCTATATCAGGTCTTACTGTTGGTAAGGGTGGCGGTGCACAAGCATTAAATACAGCTTTTGGATATCAAGCATTAAATGCTGACACTAATGGAACATACAACACTGCAATCGGATATCAAGCTGGTTTAGCCTTGACTAGCGGAACTTACAATACTGCATTAGGTAATGGTGCTTTAGTTTCTGCAACTAGCGCAAGTCATAATACTGCTTTAGGCAAAACCGCTTTAAATGCTAATACTGCTGATGGCAATACCGCTGTAGGTTCTAATACTTTAAGATACAACACAACTGGTGCTGGTAATCAAGCATTTGGTTATGGCGCAATGATTAATAACACTACTGGCGGTTCAAATACTGCCGTAGGTCAAGATGCACTTCAAGCAAACACCACCGCATCTAATAACACAGCAGTAGGTTATCAGGCTGGGTATAGTAATACAACTGGTCGAGTTACTGCATTGGGTTACACCGCAGGTTACTCTAATACTACTGGTGCAATTACGGCAATTGGGTTACGGTCACTTTATTCAAACACAACTGGTTTAAGTAATACCGCTGTTGGAACTTCATATGCAGTAGATGGTGCGCTTGCTTCAAACTCTACAGGAAGTTATAACATAGCAGTTGGTGAAGGCACTTTAACAAATAACACCACCGCATCAAACAACACAGCCGTAGGTTATCAAGCACTTTATTCAAACACCGTTGCCACACAAAGCACAGCAATAGGTTCTCAAGCTCTTTACAATAGTTCTACTGGCACTAATGTCGTAGCTATTGGTTATCAAGCTCTATATAGCTCAACAGTTTCAAATAGTAATGTGGCTGTTGGTGCTTTGGCAATGAAAAATTGGAACAACACTAGTCAAGATGGATATTGCGTTGCTGTTGGTTATCAATCACTATATAACGCTACAACAGGAAACTATAATGTTGCTGTTGGTTGGAACGCTGCTTTACCTTTAACTACTGGTACTTACAACACTTTCCTCGGCTCATCCTCTGGTGCAACATTAACTACTGGCAGTTCTAATATATATATTGGATATGGAAATACAGCTTCATCTTCAAGTGTTAGCAATGAGTTTGTAATTGGAAGCACAACTGGCAAAGGTGCAAATACAACATTTATTCAAGCTAACGGTGGCGGTTCTTATCAAGGTAATAATTCTGCTGCTTGGTCTATTACTTCTGACCAAAGACTTAAAAAGAACATCGTTGATAACACAGTAGGTCTTTCTGCAATCAACGCTATTCAAGTAAGAAATTTTGAATACCGCACCGCAGATGAAGTTACCGATTTACCAAAAGAACAAGCTATTGATATTAAAGGCGTTCAACTTGGCGCAATCGCCCAAGAACTCATTGAAGTATTGCCTGACTGCGTAAAAACAGAATCTACTGGTGTAATGTCTGTAGATACCACAAACATCACATGGCATTTAATTAACGCAGTAAAAGAACTCAACGCAAAAGTAACCGCTTTAGAAGCTAAATTAGGAGCATAAAAATGGAATTAACTAAAGAACAACAAGTAGCCCAAGACTATAAAGCAGCTATGGATTCTGTAAACCTTATCAATGCAGGAAAACCTGCTGATATGACCGATGCAGATTGGGCTGATACAGTTAAGCGCAATAAAGAGCATTTAGAAATTCAAGTAGCAAAAGGTGCTGAATATTACGGTTCTAATGATTTAACACCATTTACAGCAGCAATTAACAAGTAATTTTTTAGGGGATAAACATGGAAATTAAATTAACTTTAGATGTGAACGATGTGAATTACATTTTGCAAACTTTAGGCGAATTGCCAACCAAGACTGGTGCTTGGGTGCTATTAGCCAAAATTAAAGAGCAAGCCGATCCACAAGTTCCTAAAGAAGAAGAAACTGTCCAATAAGGATTAAACATGGGAATCAATGCCTTTACCAAAACTGGAAATACAGTCACTTTTACGGCTGCCGTAACTGCTCCTACTCCAGTTCAATGCTCATCTACTACCCTTGGCGGTAATCAATACAGGGTTATCAACAACGGTACTACATTGGTATTTTTGGGATATGGCGTTGATGCTGCTAACGCAACTACAGCTTCAGCTAATGTCACCACTAGCGGAGCTGCTTTCCCATTGTTGCCTGGCACAGATGAGGTTTTGACTTTTATACCTAATGCTTATTTTACGGGTACAAGCACAAGTAATGCCGTTATTTACATCACTCCTGGCGATGGGATGTAATCATGTTAAAGACAGTAGCTCAAACAGGATCAACGGGTGCAGTTAGTTATCAAGGCACTTGGAACGCTTCAACCAATGTCCCTACGCTAACTTCAAGCGTTGGTACTAAGGGCTACTACTACCTTGTTTCGACACCAGGAAACACCAATCTAAACGGCATTACTACATGGAACGCTGGAGATTGGGCAGTTTTTGACGGAACAGTTTGGGAGCGTGTTGTTGGTGGCACTCCAAGCACTTCATTTACTCTTGGTAACACCGTTGTCACCCTTGGCGGTACAACAACCAATGTAGGTAATCTTGGTCTTGCAAACACTAATATCACTTCTGTTGCAAATACTTTTCCTAATTCGTATTTAGCCAATAGCGCAATTACGATCAACTCGACAGTAGCCAACTTAGGTTCTAGTGTCACTATTACT